TCAGACCGGGCAACCCGTCCGCACCCGCCGGCCCGCTGCCCGCATTCGCCAGCAAGGCCCACCGCGCCACATCAGGCGGCGCATTGCCGGTGCTGCTCGCCACAATCAACTGATAGGACGAACCCGAAAACAGCACGCTATCGCCGCGCACATAGGTGGTGCCTGCTGCATAGGTGCCGCGCGGGACGTTGCGGGTTGAACCAGCCTCACCGGGCTTCAGGCTCTCAAGGTCGGTATTGTCATCGAACTCGACATCGACCGCGCGCGGGGTGATCGCCGCAGCCGCCAGTAGGTCGCGCTCCTCGGTGGTCTGCAACAACGTCGGGGTCGGCGGGGGAGAGGCAACCTTGCCCAAAGCGAAGTCATGCTTGCCGGGAGTTTCCGACTTGAGCGACAGCGACACCGCAAGGCTCTGCGGATTGAGGCTGCGCTGGTTAATCACCGCCAGCCCGTCATAGGCGACAAGGCTGCTGTCAATCTCGATGCAGTCGCCAGGACGGTAAAAGCGCCAACTCGCCTTTGCCTGCAAGTCCATCGGGCCGATTTCGCGGCTGTCCGTCATCGCATAAGCGGCCAACTCGCCCGCCTGCGCCGCATTCGTCACGCCGTTCAAAGGGTAAACCTGTGTCAGCTTTGCGCCGCCGTCTTCGGTGCGATAGGTGGATCCGACAATTTCCGCTGCGGTGATCTGCTGCCAGTTATGATCCGGCGAGACGTATTGCGGGCGAACCCCGTTCATCCGGTCGCGCACGGTCTGCACCGCATCAGTGCCGCCCCCAGCATCAAGAATATCGTCATCGGTCAGCGTGGCAAGCGCAAGGCGCGGACGGTGCCAATCGAACGACAGCAAGCCGCCCGCCTGATACCAGCGCGCGCCGCCTGCTGCACAAAGGTCGTCAAGGTTGCGCACCCGCTGCTCGCGCAGGTTCGCGCCCGTGCCGCCCTCGGTCAAGATCATGTTGACCGTCCATTCGTTCGCATCGCAGTCATTCGCCCAATCGACGATTGCTGCCATGTCGAGCGTATCGACAGGCTGGCCGAGGCCGAACACGCGCAGGCCGTTCTGAAACCGCCCGAGGGCATAGGTCACGGCATGGCAAGCGGGATTGCGGCTGTAGACGTAGGTGCTTTCGACACCAGCGCGGCAAGCACCGGAGCCGCCCGGATAGGTGCTGTCTTGCCGGGGGTCATAGACCTTTTCGCCTTCGCACAGCGCCGTATAGATCGGCAGGCCCGAGGCAAACACCTTGCCCTCGCGGTCAAACTTGAAGTTCAGCCCGACATGGGCGCAGCCCGACAGGCGGCTTGAGGTCGTCCATCCCGGCGCGGCACCGAAAGGCGGAACCAGCGCGGTTGTCTGCGGGCGCGTGCCGAGGTTCTGGACGCTGTTAAAGAACCCGCCGAAATAGCCGTTATCGATAAGGGCGAAATCGAAATACTCGCCCACGATGCCCTGAATAGGCCCGACGCCAGATAGGACGCGCACCTGCCAGCGGAAGGGGTTAGGCACCTTCTTGAGCGTAGCACCATAGGCGACATCGTGGCGCATCACGCCGCCCGTCATTACCTGCCCGACGATGTATGGTCGCGGCGGTTCGATGTCGATAACGACTTGTGCTGGCGAACCGCGCGCGATTGGCTTGGGGGCGGTGAGTTGTGAGGCGGCTGAAGCCACACCTGCGGTTGTGCTGGCAATCGCTGCAATGGTGCCAATCTTGACCCCCGCGACAACAACGGCAGACCCCGCGACCGCGCCCACACCCGTGGCGATTAGCGCAGCGGCGGCGGCAATGGTGGCAACGGTGCGAAGGGTCTTGCTCATAGTCGCCAAGCCCCCGTGCAAAGCGCATAGCCCTCATCGGTCAGCCGCGCGATCTGGCACTCGGCTGCATCCTCATGCCAACCGATAACCGCGCGCAACTGCCCGTAGATCATCAGCGCATCAAACCCGCCTTCATCACCCGGAAACGCCGCAACATCGCCGGTCAGCATTTGCGCCGCCGGAATGCGCGGAAAGTGCTTGTCCATCAGTTCGGGCAATGTCTCGACACCTTCCGCCCGCAATGCTTTCATCGCGCCGACAGCCGAACGAAAGCGCGGCACGATCGGCAACTGGTGACCCATCTGCGCCGCATGAAAGCGCAGCAGGTGAATGCATGTCGCCTGCTTCGACCAGTCAAACGCACGGCCCGCGAACCGCTTTTGCGTGGCCTGTGTCGCCGCAACCCGGCGCTGAAGCTCATTCATCGGGCAAACTCTTGCGTGAGGCCATCGAACCCGCCGCCGCCAAAGCCGCCGTTGCCGAAATTGACGCCGCCACCGCCGCGCGCGCTTTCAACGCCCCAAGTCACGGTCTTGACTAGCCCGGTCGCCTGATCGTGGCCCGTCTCGCCCGAATAGAGGCTCTTGTGAAACTCAGCCGACAGCCCGTTGCCGTCATCGCTGAACAGCAAAACCTCGGTTTCCGGCACGTTGGAAAGCACAATTTGCAATTGCTGGAATGCGAATTGCTGCCGCACCCGATCCATCCGCCCCGCGAACCGCGGATCAGGTGTGCCGACCACCGCGCCCGTCGAAGGGTCAAACTCTGCCACCCACAGCCGCATGGCTGAACGCGCAAACGCACCGGCCTGCAAAGGCGCAAGCGCCGCATTGCTCGGCGGGACAAATACGATTTCCTGCTCGCCCAGTTCCGCGCCAAAGCCTTCGGAGACTTCCCCGATCTGCGCGATGCTGCCAATCGTGGCGTGTTCCGCAGTGTACGTGTTTCCGCCGTACACGGTCACGCCCCCGTCGCTCAGGTAAACCGTCCCGCCGGGCAGATCGAGGCGCAGCAGCCAGGTCGCCCCGTTCATCGGACTTCCTTCAGGCTAAACTCAATCGGAAACACGCGATTGACATCAACGCCCCAAGACCAATCCCCCGGCAGCAAGCCTTCAACCTGCGGTTCGGCCAGATTGACCACCGTGTTATCGGCAAAGCTGTCGCGCAGCAGTTCGTTCAATTCGATGGTGGCCTGACCCGAGCCGTTAGCGGTCGCGCCCACACCGACCGAGTGCAGAAAGTGCTGCCCCGACTTGACCAGCGACAGCCAAAACCCCTCTTGAATGACATAGCCGGGGATCAGCCCGTCGATTGCAATCGTGCGCCCGGTCGTGACCGCGCCATTAAGCAGCGGCGTCCCTGGCGAGCCCTGCGAATGCAACAGAGGCAGCTTGACCCGCACGCCGCCCTGCTTTCCCGCGATCAGCCGCGCGACCATCACGCGCCCGTTTTCCGGCGTGTAGGGGCCGAAGGTGAAGGCGACCGTGTAACGCCCACCTTTACGCGGGATGTAGTCGTCAGACTGTATTCCGCTTTGCGTAAAGCCCGCATCGTTAAACGTGGCCTGAAAGCTGCCGGGAACGGCGAAGGTGGGCAGATCGATCATCGCACCCGCCTTGCCTGCCGCGCTGCCATCTGCCCTTGCGCCATTGCCGCGCCTGCGCCCGCGATAGCCGGGGCCGATTGCATAATGCGCCCGTCAACCACCACATCGAAGTAGGGCGAGGGGATGACTTGCACGCTTGTGGAACCCCCAAGGCTGCGCAGTTCGCGGTTGCTCATTACGCCAGCGCCGCGCGGCAGGTTGACCAGTTCCGGCCCGCGCTCGCCCACCAGCGAAAGCCCGCCAGGTGCAAAGTTGGTGCCGTTGGCAAAGCCGGGGATAGGCTTATTGAGGTTCGTTTGAACCTTGCCGCCGAACAATCCGGCTTGCCCTAGCTGCAACCCGAGGCCGATGACTGCCCCGAGAATGTCGAGAAAACCGCCGCCCCTGATCGCGCCGCTTAACTGTTGCAGCGACGAAGTAATGTTTCTGGCCATGTCGGCAAAGGTCTGCGCGATGCTGACAGTCTGAATTTCGCTAACCTGCTCCATCTTGTCGAGGCTTTCGACATAGCGGTTAGCGGCCTTTTCAAGCTCTTCGATCTCGTCAACCGGGCGTCCGCCTATGGCTGCGAGCCTTTCATTGCGAT